ACCAGTTCCTGTTGTTGTCGTGGATTCTTTTACACGATCAGCAACTGCGAGAGCCATTAATTAAGCCTCAGATATAGAGATAGAACCAGCAGTGAAACGTAGTGTATCACCTGCCGCAATTGTCTTAGCCGTAGTCAGTGCACCGTGGTACAGCAAATTACCAGAAGAAGATGCGTCCCATATACCAAAGTGCGTGACTTGTGTCCACGACGAGCTAGCGTGGGAGTTTGTAAACTCTATTGTGTTACTGCTATCTGGCCCCGTCGCAGTCCCACCAGAGGCGGCATTAAAATCAATAGTGGCTCTAGAATACCCTGTCCTGTTTGCTTCTGATGCATTAGACAATTCAGTGCTAGCAGTGCCAGCATCTGTAGGATCAGCAGTATGCAAAGCAAGATATTGATTGGTAGGCTGTGTAAACGCAGTTGTACCAAGAGCGTGATCTAGAATCTTGTTCTCAAGGTAATTGGATTTACTCATATATATCTCCTAAAAGAATCAAGGGGCCGAAGCCCCCCGACTCAGTTTTATTAAGCGAGAGTATCGCGGTCTACCTCATCAGCAGAGGTGTCACCTATTTCACTAACGTCCATCATTACTGCGTAAACACGAATTTTACCAGCAGTATATGTTGAGCCGTCACCAGCGAAAGTTAGGTCTAGCGTATCCGCAGTAGACAAAACAACATCCGCAGAAACAGTGACGCTAGGAGCATAAGCACCGTCAGCCGCACCGTCAATGTCAAACGCTGTAACATACTCATCTGCATCTGCTGTACCCAAAGTTGCAGTAGCGTTGGTACCAGAATTCATGGTTGCACTATTTACAACCTGAAAGCCTGCGGCCAGAATCTTCGTATTAGCAGGAACAGTGATAGCTTGTACCACGTCCCCGGCAGTAGAAGAAATTGCCTGTGCAGTCAGGTCAATAGTATTTTCAACCATGTACGGATTACGCCCACGTTGAGAGTTACCAGTAGCAGATTTGAGAGTAGATGTAATTGTAGCCATTTCTCAATCCCCCTTATGCTAAGCAGTATGCCGCAGTAACGATTGCTTCAGGACGAAGAATCTTGCGACCATACAAGTGCATACCACGAACGATGTCAGCAAAGCTGTCAGGATCACGGTAAGTTTCAGTCTTATTAATCTGCTGAGCGGTTGCTATAGCAGAAGAATGACCAGCCACGATTATGCCCATATTACTAGCATTCATACCACCTACTGTCGCTGGGCCTGTGCCTAGTGCAGGTAGGTTGTTAGAACTATAAACTTGGAAACCGTGCAGATTATTAACAACAAGACCATTCTGAAGTCCAGAACCACCGAAGTCTGCATTTAGAAGACGTGAATCTTCGTCTTTCAGCATTTCGATAAATACTGGATCAAGAACAAGCCAACGTCCTTGAGTATCTACGTTTTGTTGATCAAGTAAACGTGCCATACGTGCAATAACTTGCAGTGGGAACGCATTACCTGTTGTGCCAGACTTGGCGTTAGTTGCTCCACCAGCACGAGGCTCAAGACCAATGCACTGATTTGCAGTACCGGCAGTGCCGTCTGCTTGCGTAAAGTCTGACGCATCCAAAGACATAGAAGCTAAAAGTTCAGCACCAACTAAGTTTGCACCGTCCGATGCAGACGTAACAGCCTTGTTTCCATTAACAGTTGTGTTAACGGCATTAGGTGTGCCGTGAATTGCAGACTGTTTGAAACCTGACAGGTAGCCAAGAACTTCTTGGTCATACTGATCACGCAGGCGATAACCGGCACGATCTGTAGCCATTTGCATAAAGTTGACATGAGAATGCGCTTCTTCAATGTCATCAATTTTGAAAGCAAAGTAGTTTGCTTTATCAATTGTAAGAGAAAAATCCTCGTCATCGATATCTTGTGGAGTAATAGTTGTACCACGAGCATAATCTTTGACTGTGATTTCAGGCTCTTTGATAATCTTGACTGAGTCACCCATTTGGGCAATCTCACCAAAATAATCGTTGTTCGTAATACTTTCTACAATAGAAGACTTACGAAAAGCAAGTTGTACCTGCTTTGAATATATTACGGGGCTAAAGTTACCATTAGGTAGGTTACCGTAACCCGCCGCTGTTGCAAATGCCATGATAGACACTCCTTTATTGCGTAGGTTTTTGGTTTGTGTAACTCCGCCAGAGGCCATCTAACATCAGGGTGGCTATCTCACCGGCCAAAGTGAGTCGCGGCCTGAGTAGGTAGGGTATTCTGAGAAGGGCGGACGAGCGCAACCATTACCGCATATCTCTGGCCTGAGATAATAAGTAACAGTTTTGCTTATCCTAGACGGTGGGTATTCCTAAAGGGGGCCACCTTATTGATATTAATGCGTATAGTTATATTCGTAAATATAATTTTGTCAAGTATTTTATCGGGCGGAACCAGAAACATCGTAAATAAATTTTCCACTACGAACAGCTTCTGCAATTTTATCTGCGTTTGCTTCATATTGTTGCGCTGTCATTTTAGCAACATCTGATTCCTTAATCGAAGAAGCCGCATCATCGGGTTCTGGTGCAGATCTTTCCGAACGAGTTTCTACGGCCTGCGCCGCTTTTTTGTCTTTCGAGGTTTTCTTTTTACCTAAAAGACCCTTGTCTGATTTGTATAAATCAATTGCTCTTGATGCGGATATTGCATCACTGTCATTGTCATACAATGCATCCTGCACCCACTTAGGTTGATCTTCAACCCACTCATGGAATTCTTCGCCGTCACGTATTTCTTCAAAGTCAGGATGCAGTCTCATTAATTCAGCTTCAGCTTTTTCTCGTTTAGCCTCATGCTTCATCTCATCTATTTCTTTAAACTTAGATTCAAATTCTGAAGTTTGCTCATGCGCCTTTTTCATGGCGATTGTTTCTACGATTTTAGCAACATCAGGATACTGTTCCATCCACTCTGCTAATTCATCTTCAGATTTAGGATATTGAATCTCTTTTTTAGTGGAAGCTTCCAGTTGAACTTTTAGTTCATTGATTTGTTTTTGAAGATCGGATTCTGTTTTTTGCGCATGTCTACGCAAATCTCCGTATCGTTTTTTAAATGTTTTTTCTTCTGCTGTTTTTGGCTCCGGCTCTTCTGGAGGATCTTCAGCAGTTTCTTCGTTTTGATTTTCTTGAGCTTTTAAAAGTTCCTCAAGTTCTTTTTCTTCATCTTCGATGCGTTGTTTATTCGCATTTCTTTTTGCAAAGCCAGAAACAACTTTTTGCTGTTCGACTTTTTCTACTATTTCGGTTGTACTTGTAGACATGTTATTTCCTTTTGTCTGGGGCTAACGGTTGCCGAAGGGCGTTAGGTAGCCAGTATAACACAGATTATTTTTTAGAAGCTAATCCGCCACGCTTCATTTTAGTTTTACGTTTAGGTTTAGGTTTAGTTTTCGCAGAGGCAAGACCGCCCTTGGAGAAGCCAAAATTGCCCTTGTCATCTTTGGTGCCTTCTCGCCCTCCATAAGGATCGTTGTCATCATCCCCTACACCAATATCTTCAGATGCGGCGGTTTTTTCAGTGGCAGTTGGCGTAGGTGTAGGTGTAGATACGGGAGGACTACTCCCCTGAATGGGTGATATGGATGGTACAGGGCGGGCGGGGAAAGATTGTTGCATACTCGTCGGATTAGGAGGCGAAGTAAACGGAGCCATCATCCTGTTTTTAATTTCTGCTAAAACCTCTTTTTTATCCGTATAGTCTTCTAGATTAATATCATATTGTTTTGCAACTTCAGTGTAAGCTTTATCAATATCATTATCGCCAAAGATGCCTTTTATCCCCTCTACAATTCCGCCAAGCATTTCTCCTCTATTAAACACTCCAGATATCTGATCTTTAACAGAAAGACCGGGGAATGTAACCTCACCTGTTAAGGGGTCTATTACCATAGCCTCTGCGGCCTTTAACTGGCTAGGATATTTTTCTTCTGCCTTTTTTCTAAACTCCGGGCTTGCCTGAGATAATGTTTTTACTTCGTCCAAAAAATCTCTGTATGCAAGATCTCTTTTACGTCTTTGATTTTCTCCCCCATCAGATTCTTGTTGAACGTCTATCTGCTCGACTTCTGGTGTTTCTATTTGAGGAGCTTGCTCTTGACCTGTGTATTCTTTAAATCCCTCAGGTATGGGCTGTATTGGTTGCCCATTAATAAAAGTAAATGTTCTTAGCTCACCAGTAGGCCCAATATATTGTTTTGTTTCATACACAGGAACGGTACTTGAAGGAGCCGGTGCTTTGGGCAAAGTGGACGTATCGCCTGAAGGCGGAGTTACATTCGGAGGTAAAAATCCACCAACAGGTTGTTGTTGTCCACTTGGATTCTGACCTGCTAAACCGCCAACATTAAATTCAACAGACGCATCTGAATCGAGTTCATCAATAAAACGATCAACTTCGTTATCAAAATCTCCATCATCAGAAATTATTGCCTCTTCAGAATTACCCATCTGGCCCATCGCTTCCATCGTAGCAAGTCCGGCTTTAGCTTTTTGACGAAGCTCCATTAAATTTTCTAGCCCAATATATCGCACAACATCAGCAGGAAAAACAAACTCACCTTCACTAAGTTGTGCCGGAATATCGTCCCTAACTTCTTCTTGCAATGATCCAACTGGAACATCATTTCCTGAGACAGGATCAGTCGAACCTCCTTCATCTTGAAGACCACCTGCATTAAATATATCCATTTGTGATTCCATCTCAGCCATCTGCTAAAGCCTCGTCTTGTAAATACTTCATTGACCTTAATATTTGAATAGCGCCCTGTGCTTGATGAATAGATACGATGTTATCTGATTGTTCTAACTTTCTATGTTGTTCAGATATCATGATGTCTAGGTACTCACAGTACGCATCCCACTGTCTTTTATTACTGCAAAGGGACTTGAGCTTGCTCACCACCCTCTGCCGGTGGTTGCTGTCCTGCTGTCGGTTGTTGCTCATTTCCTGTAAATCCTTGTTCGCCCGGTATAGGAGCCTGTCCAGTACCTATATTTCCACCACCTGTCCCTGCGGTGTCTTGAACACCCGGAACACC